GGACGGGCCGTGATCGCCGGCGATATCCGCCGGCGTCACGAACGGGTCGGGCGGGATGATGACGCGGACGCGCATGTCAGGCCTTCTTTTCGCCGGCCTTCTTGGCTTCGGCCTTGGCGTCCGCCTCGGCTTTCGCCTGTGCGGCGAGATCGTCGGCAGCCTTCTTCTCGGCGGCCTTTTCCGCCTCGGCGTTGGCCTCGACGGCCACCGCAATCGCGGCTTCGGGCAGACAGCCGGCCTTGACCAGACGCTTGGCCTGATCCGGGGTTGGGGCAGGTTCGAATATGTCACCCGGCCGGAAACGGTTACCGTTGCGGTTGTCTACGCATTCCGCGAGCACCGTCAGTGCTTTCGTCATGGAACTTCTCCAGATTTTGAGGAGAGGAAGCGTCCGCCTCCTGAAGGAGGCGGACATCAGCAGGACGGCCGATCAGGCCGCAGGCCAGTAGCGAGCGCCCGAGAACACGGCGAGCGCGTCGACGAAGATGTTGCCGCTATCGTTGCCAGCCGGCGTGATCGTCAGCCTCACATAGCGCTTCGGGCCGACATAGCCGATCTTGCGCGTCGAGTTGTCGTCGTCGGCTGCGGTAAAGCTCGCCTGCGCTTCCGTGCCGGTGAGCTGCGCGTCCGGAACCGGCGCGGCGTCGGACAGGTTGGCCGCATCGCCATGCTCGACGAGAGCCGTGAACGTCGCGTTGGTGTCCGTGTTCGCGCCGATATTGATCGCGAAGCACATGCTCTGAAAGCCGGCGAGATCGATGATCTGCGAGACGATCGGCGTGTTGTCGGTGCGCGCTGCCTGCGGGCTGATCGCGCGCTTGAAGGTGAGATGATTGGCGAGGTCGCGCATGGCGATCTCCTTTCATGTCAGGGTTGAGACGAAGGGGATCGGGCCGGCCGGAGCCGACCCGTTGCGTCGACCTTATCAGGATGGGACGTCGAGACCGATGAAGGGCGAGACCTCGTAGCCGTTCTCTTCCTTGATCGGAGCGTGCAGCCAGGGCGCGCCATCGACGTTCCAGAAGATCTTGATCACGGTCTTGTTCTGGAGGAACTTGACGTGTTCCGACGCCGCCACGAACGGGCCGGAGCCATCCTTGATCAGGTAGTAGGACCAGTCGGCGAGCAGAACGTCGCCCTTCGAGCCGAGGGCCGGAGCGCGGTTGTTCCAGCGCACCGGATAGCCGAGCAGCGTGCCGGCGAAGCCGTCGCGAGCATTGGCGATCCAGATATAGTTGCCGTTCTCGTCCTTCAGCTTGGCGATCTGCGGCAGAGCGCCCTGCGGGATCGACCAGACCGGGCTACCGCCGCGCATCAGGAGCACCGCGACCATGTTCACCAGATCGGTGTAGCTGACCTGGTTCGACACGGCGCGATTGACGAACTTCGTCGCCGACGCATTAAGCGCCCCGAGAGGCTGTCCGTTGCCGCTGCCGCGAAGGAACGCATAGTCCTCCGCCGCTGCCACGCCGCCGCGCATCAGGCCTTCAAGGAAGGTACCTGATGCCTGCCAGTTGCGCAGGAGCTTGTCGGTGACGACGACGTGACCGGCAATCTCGTGCGGGGTCAGCGTGACGCCCCTCAGACCGGCATCGGTTTCAGGCTTGTCGCCGCCTTCCTCGATCCAGCTGAAGGACATGCCGCCGAACATGTTGGCAGGGTTGGTGCCGCTCTGGTCAAGGGCCGGCATGGTGATGCCTGCGTCAGGCGGGCTGCCCGCCGGTATGACGTTCGCGCGCGGACGCACAAGGGCATCCTGCGGACTCACGCTCATGATGGTCGACCGGAACTGCGTCGGAACCATGAAGCCGCCGGACGTGTCGTTGTCCATGCGCATTTCAGCGCGACGCTCGTCGCTTTCCTCGGATGCGCCGACACCCTCGACGAATTCGAGGCGCTGGTCGGACTGGCGGAAACGAACGGCGTGCATGAACTCGCCGACGCTCTCGAACTCGCGCACGGCAGGATCGCCGCCGGCACGCTGGATGTTGCCATTGCGCGATACGGCCGGAAGGACGGCATTGAGAGCGGCCTCGTCGTCTGCAAGCGCCTGGGCGCGGTCAATCCGACGATCGAGACCGTCCTTCTCAGCCTTCAGGGCATCATACTCGGTCTGCTCTTCGGACGTGAGATCGCGGTCCTCCTCCTCTGCCTTGGTCAGGATCGCCTTCATCTTGTCGACGACGGAACCCTTCTTTGCCCGCAGGGCAACCAGGCCGATTTCGGCAAGATGCACATGGAGGTCGCGGGCGAAATCATTGGCGGCCCCCGCGTGGTCCAGCAGAGATGCAGCGTGGGCCGCATCGGGAACCATGAATGCGATCATGGCAACCGCGGCCATCAGGATGAAGCCGCCAAACATGGCGGTACGTTTGGTCAGCATGGTTTTCTCCTGTTGCTGATAGGTGCCGGACAACGGTTCGCGCATGCTCCCGGCCGGCCCCTGGAGCGCGATGACTGCCGTCGATGACGGAACTGGTTAGAGTGCGAGCGCCCTCTTCTCGCGTTCGAACGCGGTGGCGCGCCGCTTGGCCGGCGTCTGGAACTGGGAGACGCCAAATCGCTGCAGTGTCTCCTCCAGCGTGGCGATGCGGTCCACCATGCCTGCGGCGACGGCAGGTCCGGCGTCGAGCGTGTCGCCCTTTCCGAAATCATCGCGCACGGCCGTCAGGCTGACGTTGCGGTTGCGCGCCACGGCCCGGACGAACATGTCGTAGGCGGTGTCCACGCGCGCCTGAATGCGCTCGCGTACATCGTCCGGAAGCGCGGCATAGGGATTACCGTCAACCTTGCGCTCGCCGGCATAGATCAGGGTGCGCCTGACGCCCTGCTTCTCCATCGCGCCGCTGATATCGGTGTGAACGCCTATCACGCCGATGGAGCCGACCGAACCCGTCGGCGTGACGACGATCTCGTCGGCCGCGCTCGCGATCCAGTATGCCGCCGACGATGCGCGGGAATTCACATGCGCGATGATCGGCTTCGTTCCGCGCGCCGCGAACATCATGGCCGACAGTTCATCCGTCCCGCTCACGGCGCCGCCGGGCGAATCCGTATCGACGATGACGGCCTTGATCTGATCGTCGCGGATGGCGGACTGAAACTGCCGGCCGAACTTTTCCGAGCTGGTACCACCGGAAATATCGTCCATCAGCGACATCCGGTTGGAGATGACGCCATGCAGCGGCAGGATCGCAACCGCGCCCTCGCGCCGGGCGATTTCCTTGTCGCGGGCCTGCGAGAGCCGCGCCTCAACCTCCTCGGCGGAATACTTGATGCCGGCGACCTGATCGGACACGAAGTCGATGATCGCTTCCAGCTTCGCAGGCTCGATCGCCCAACGCTCCTCGCAGATGGCCGCGATGATATGCGCATACTTCATGCCGCGTCCCTTTCCGCGCGTTCGTCCGCCTCATCCTCCTCCGGGTCCGGTTCCCGCGTCGCCGCTGGACCGCCCGCCGGAGACGGGGCGTAGTTCGGATCGGTCGCCCGCTTCAGGGTGACCATGTTCGCCGGCACGAAATGTTCGTCGCCTTCAGACCCGATCGGGTCCTCATCCTCAAGTTCGAGGATACGGTTCGGCGAGAAACCGCCGACGCCGAAAATCTTCTGGTAGAAGTCCGCGCGTGTCTTCATGTCGCCGCGCAGCAGGGCGTTCATGTTGAACTTGACGTAGTAGCCTTCGGCCTTTTCGTCTTCGGTGAAGAGCTTCCAGTTGAGTTCCTGCTCCCACGCGTCGACCCACGGGCCGACCGTCTGCCGGATGAAACCGATCATCAGCTGCTCGATGCCCGATCCCCACGACGTGGTTTTCTCGTGGCTCTGCAACAGCACCAGCGGGACGTCGAAAATCCGCGCAAGCTCTGCGATCTGGAACTCGCGGCTGCCGAGGAACTGGGCATCTTCGGGCGGGATCGTCGTCTGGACGAACTTCATGCCCTCTTCGAGCACCTTCACCCGATGCGCATTGTCGAGACCGGCTTGCTCATCCAGCCGCGATGCTGGATTTTCCGGCGGGCGGACGTCCTTGCCGTTCTTGCCGGCGAGGTTCTGGTGTGCCTGCGGGCCGAGGCGGCCGGGATGCAGCAGGAAACCGCCGCTCTTCGCCTCGTTGGCGAAAAACTTGCCGCCGAAGGTCTCCATCGCGAGACCCATGGCCACGGCCTCCCGTGCCATGGCGATCTGCGAGATGCCGACATAGCCGTCCTGACTCTGATCCATGATGTGGATGACGTTGTCGGAATCGAGACGGTGCTTCCGACCGTCGATCGTCGTCTCGAACCAGTGCGCGCCGTTTCGGCGTACCGGGCCTGTCCGATCCGGCAGAAGCGGATAGAGACCGACGCCGCGGCCCCGGCCGTCCCGCTCGACCTCCAGATAGCCGTTGCCCCACAGCAGCGCATGGCCCTGCCCCACCTTTCGCACCGTCCGCGACGACATAAGGTCGTTCGGCCGGACGCCGATGCGGCCCGCGAAAGGATGCTCGCCACGGCCCGTGCCGCCCTTGACGACTTCCTTCCCGCCCTGCGGCCGGCTCCGGTACATCTTCAGCGGGAACCACGACACCGGATTGGAGATGCGGTTCACGCAGGCGTAGACGACCGGCAGCTTCAGGGAGCCGTATTCGCTAACCACGATGCCGGTATTCGACTTCGCGCCGCCGATCGCGCGCACGAACCATCCGCCGGGAGACGAGAAGGAGCCCGCGTCCTGATAGGTCGGTGGACCGAACATGTTTGCGAAAAGGCTCATGAGCGACGTGCCGCCAGAATTGCGCCGAGAAGCAGAAGCGAACCGCAGACGATCAGGCCGGCCGGCACGTAGATCATCGCGCTGCCGGCCGTGACCAGCGCCACGCCGGCAAGGCCGATGATGTCGTGGAGGTCGAAGCCGCGCCTCTTCTGCCCCTCGGTCAAACCTCGATCTCCAGAATGCCGCGCGTTTCGTAGACCGAAGGTCCTTCTCCAGGGACCATGGCAAGTCCGCAGGCCATCACTCCGGCGACGATGCCATCGATCTTTTCAGCACTGCGCTTTTTGGTCGGCACGAAATTTAGGTTCTCGTCGAAGCGCACCGCCGCGTTGCCGGCCATCCAGCGCAGGACCGGATGGCCCCCGTGATCGAGCCGGCCGCTCATGACCAGATTCTCGAACTGCTTTGTCGGCTCGCCGAGCGTCTGATGCCCCTGTCGCATCTCGACGAACAGCGCCTCATCCACGCCTTCTGCCTGAAGGTCGCTGATCAGCTTGCGTGCATTCCACGGGTCGAAGCCAATGGACTGCACGTCGAACAGCGCGAGCCAGTCGAGGATTCCGCGCTTCACGAAATTCTGGTCGACGTAGTCGCCTGGCGTCTTCTCAAGCGCGCAGATCTGCAACCAGCGCTCGTAGGAGACCCTGTCCTGCCGCGTGCGCCGCTTTGCGGTCTCCTCCGGCACCCAGAAGCGGCAGAGAACAACCCATTTATCGTTGTCCGCGTCGGGCGGGAAAAGCGCGAGCAATGCCGTGATGTCCTGCGTCGACGACACGTCCAGGGCGAGGAAGCATCGGCGGCCGGTCAAGCCGCGATCCTCGACGCTCTTGCGCCATGCTTCCCGCTCGGGCGCGCATGCGTCCCACTGCTTCAGGCTCAGCCAGCGAACGACCGCATCGATCCACTGATTGAGGTGATAACAGCGGAAATGCGCTTCCGCTCTGGGATTGTCGACCGCCTTCGCGGCCTCGATGCGCAGGGATTGCATCGTCGGCGAGATGCCGAGCGATGGATTGGCGATCGGCCAGTTCGCCTCGTCGGTCCAGTCCGCTTCCTCGTCGATCGAGAAGATGACGACGAGACTGGTCGGATCGTCGATCCGGCCGTCGAGAATCGCTACCGATTCCTCCCACAGCTGCCAGCCCGTGGCGTTCGACTTCGCGCCCGCGGTGGACGCGTAGAGTTCGATGGGCTGCAGGCGCGCGCCTGTACCCTGACGCAGCGTGCTGGCGAGATCGGCGGTCTCCCACTCGTGCATTTCGTCTCCCACGATGACGGTCGGCGATCGTCCGTGCTTGCCCTCGGGCTTGCCGGAAAGCAGTTCGAACAGCGCGCGAATCCGTGGCAGCCAGATGGATTTCTTGAACGGCTTGGCGACGTTTCCGAGCGACGGCGACATCGCGATCATCGCCTTCATCTTCTCGAACACGACCTTCGCCTGCTTTTCATCGCGGGCGAAGGCAAACCCTTGACCGCCGACAACGCCGTCGAAGATGAAGAACAGCAGCGCCAACGCTGCCAGAAACTCGCTCTTCCCGTTTTTGCGCGGCACCCAGAGGAGCAACCGGCGAAACAGCCGGACCTGCTCGATGCGCGGTTCGGACAATTCGTCGTCGCGAACCTCGACGGAATGCTTCCATCCGATCAGCAGGCGGACGATCACATCCTGCCATAGCGCCAGCCGGAACGGTCGACCCGCGAAACGATCCTCCGTCAGACGGAAGACCTTCGGAAACAGCGCGGCGGCGGCGTCAGCCTTGCGCTCGTCGAACCATGCGCCGGGCTGTGATGCAGCGCGGCGCCACATGGTGCGCGCCCATTCCCACCCTCTGTCGACGCAGGCTGTTATCCAGCCCGGTTCCGGCCACAGAAGATATCCGGCCGCCGCGACGATGGCGGCCTCCGACGTCGCCGCGGGCTTCATTCTCAGTTCGGCCTGGTCGGCGGCATCGAGTCGAACTGTGCGAGCAATCCGACAGGATCAACCTCGGCGGGC